AAACCTGCTGCAATGCCAATGAAAAAAGGCGGTGTGGCTAAAAAGAAAAGTGGAAAGGCTTGCTAATATGAAACATTCTGACATTAAAAAAGATATGCCAATGATGAAAAAAGTCGCTGGCGAGGCTGTTAAAGGCCATGAGAAAAAAATGCACGGCATGGCTAAAGGCGGCGTAACCCGCGCTGATGGCTGCGTAACCAAAGGCCACACCAAAGGTAAGATGATTGTTATGAAGTCTGGCGGAATGTGCTAAATCATGGCTGACGCTAAAAAAACTGTAGTAAAAGAAGATAAAGATATTCCTAGGTACAAAAATAAAATGTACTGGGAAGAACCTTCTTTACTAGATAAAGCAAAAATTAATTTAAATGACGCAGCTACTGGCGCATACGATGCGGTTAATACTTTAACTAACGCCAGAAGAGAAAGTAAGCCCGTTGAAAAAGCTAAAGGTGGAATAATTAAGTCTTCAGCCTCTAAACGCGCAGACGGCTGCGCAATACGTGGGAAGACAAGAGCATGAGACCAAGTCGCGGCATGGGCGCTGTAATGCCTAGCAAAATGCCGGGCAAGAAGGTTATTCACCGTAAAGACAAACCGCAAGACGTAGATTTGTACGCTGAAGGCGGTACGGTTAATGCGGCGGGTAATTACACCAAACCGGGATTACGAAAAAAAATCGTATCCCAAGTAAAATCGGCTGCAACCCATGGTACTGGCGCAGGCCAGTGGTCAGCGCGTAAAGCACAACTCGTTGCTAAGAAGTACAAGGCAGCTGGTGGTGGGTACAAATAATGTTTAAATGGCTCTGGAGGTTACTCGGTGGCACTAGCGAAATCACAACAAAGCCTGAAGTCGTGGGGCGACCAGAAGTGGACAACCAAGTCAGGAAAGAAGTCGTCCGAAACAGGCGAGCGGTACCTGCCAAAAAAAGCAATACAAGCGCTAAGCCCGCAGGAGTACGCAGCAACAACACGAGCAAAACGAGCCGGCAAAGCCCAGGGAAAGCAGTTCGTCCCGCAGCCAGCAAAAGTAAAAGCAAAAGTAAAGCCGTTTCGAAAGGTTAGCTAAAAGATGACCGTAGTCGCTAATGCCACATTTAACCTCGATCTTTCTGAGATCGTTGAGGAAGCGTTTGAACGCTGTGGTTCAGAACTGCGCACAGGCTATGACTTGCGCACTGCGCGGCGTTCTTTAAACCTTTTATTTGCTGATTGGGCTAACCGAGGCATTAATCTGTGGACGGTTGAGCAGGGGCAGATTCCCTTGGTGCAGGGACAAAGTACCTATGACTTACCCGTAGATACGGTTGACCTTCTTGAACACGTTATCCGTACAAACCCGGGCGTACAGAATAATCAGGCCGATTTAACAATTACCAGAATTTCAGTCTCGACATACGCCACCATACCAAATAAACTTCAACAGGCTCGTCCAATTCAGGTGTGGATAAATCGCCAGTCTGGCGCAACATACGCGGGTACAAGCTCTTCTACGCCCCCTGCAGGCGTTGATGCACCCAAGATAGTAGTATGGCCTACCCCTGACCAAGGAGGCGTTGGCGACCCGTATTACACGTTTGTGTACTGGCGTTTACGTAGAGTTCATGACGCGGGTAACGGCGTTAACACGCAAGACGTACCGTTCCGTTTTTTACCTTGCTTAATTGCAGGCTTGTCATATTACATGGCGCTTAAGATTCCCGGCGCAGATACACGTATGGGTGTGTTAAAAGCACAATACGACGAAGCATGGCAGTTAGCGGCAGATGAGGACAGAGAGAAAGCGGCGATTCGCTTTGTGCCCCGCCGCATGTACATTACGTAGGGGTAGACATGCCGAATAGGTTTGCATCCGGTAAAATAGCAATATCGCAGTGTGATCGCTGCGGGTTTCGTTTTAAGTTAAAAACCCTAAGAACAGAGATTGTTAAGACTAAGAAGTATGAGTTAATGGTCTGCCCGGTTTGCTGGGACCCGGATCAGCCGCAGTTGCAGTTAGGTATGTACCCGGTTGATGACCCGCAAGCCTTGCGCAATCCAAGACCAGACAACACATACTTACAGTCGGGCTTAAATAATAACGACGAGCCGTCTGGCGGTAGTCGGGTGTTTCAGTGGGGTTGGGCACCGGTAGGCGGCGCTAGGGCGGACGATAATTTATTAACGCCAAATAATTTGGTAATTGACGTAGAAGTAGGTACAGTAACGATAACGGTAACTTAAGGAGCAGAACATGTTTAAATCAGGCGCAGACGGTATTACTAAACAAGGTAAAACCAAAGGCAAAAATCTTGGTGATACAGGTCCATCAGTAGGCATTCAAAAGGGTACTGCTGGCAAATCAAGTGGTGGTGGCAAAACCAACGAGCAGATGCTTAAGCTAGGCCGTAATATGGCTAAAGTAGCTAATCAGGGCATGATGAAAAAAGCAGGAAGGGGTCGTTAATCATGGCTAAATATTCAATGAAACGTGACGGTAAAGAAGTTGGCCCAGCTGAAGTTTATGCAGAGCCGCACACCATGTCAGGTAAAAAGGTAACGGTTGCTGGCGCTATTAAAGATACGTCTGGTGCTAAGGTCATGGACGAGCTTGACATTTCTGTTGGCAAAATCAGCAAAAATTTAGGCAAACCAACCAAGACGGACGGCATTAAAATCCGTGGTACTGGCGCAGCTACCAAGGGTGTTATGGCAAGAGGACCAATGGCATGAATTTACAAACACCTATTAAGCTAGAGTTAACTTTAGAAGAAGTAAATGGCATTATGGCTGCTCTTGGGGAACTCCCAACTAAAACCAATGCGTTTACTTTAATGGCTAAAATCCGCGTACAAGCAGAGCCGCAGCTACCTAAAGAAGAACTAGTTGAAGAACCTAAAGCAGAGTAAACATGAACTACGTTGAACTGTATCAAGCGATACAAGACTATACGGAATCTACGGAGCAAGTATTTGTTGCTAATATTCCTACTTTTGTCCGTCAGGCAGAAGATCGTATTTACAACACAGTTCAGTTGCCTTCGCTACGTAAAAACGTAACAGGTGTGCTTACAGTTAACAACAAGTATTTATCAGCGCCAAACGACTATTTATCTACCTATTCTTTGGCGGTCATTAATACAGACGGTAGTTATGAGTACTTGCTAAATAAAGACGTAAACTTCATTCGTCAGGCTTATCCACAGCCTACTGATACGGGTTTACCCCGATACTACGCTTTGTTTGGCTCTCAATTTTCAGATCCTAACGAGTTAAGTTTTCTTCTTGGACCTACCCCTGACGATAGCTACGATGTAGAAATGCACTATTTTTACTACCCAACATCTATTGTTCAAAGCGCTGTTAGGGCTGGAACTATTGGTTCAACCTCTGGTTATGCCAACGGGTTATACAGTAACGTACCTATGGCTAATGGTTCTGGCTCTGGGGCTACAGCTAACGTGTTTGTTTCTGGGGGCCTAGTTACTTCTGTTGAGATTTGCCACGCAGGTAATTTTTATGCTGTTGGAGACGTATTGTCTATTTCAGTGCAGCTTGTTGGCGGAAACGGTACAGACATTACATACACAGTAACCGAAGTATTTAACCCTAGCGGGACTTCTTGGTTGGGTGATAACTATGATCCATGCTTACTTTACGGCTCTTTGCGTGAAGCTGTAATTTTCCAAAAGGGTGAGCAAGATATGGTTGCTTATTACGAAAAACAGTTCCAAGAATCTCTTGGTCAGCTTAAACGCTTGGGCGACGGTCTTGAGCGGGGTGATGCTTACCGTGATGGTCAAACTAAACTTAAATATAACGCTCTATGATCCAGCAAGGCGCCACAACAATATTCAAACTCAACCTCTTAAATGGGGTTGAAGACTTTACTACGGATACATACAAGATTGCCCTGTACACCGCCTTAGCGGATTTAGGTCCTACGACTACTGTGTACACAACGACCAATGAGATTACAGGTACTGGCTATGTGGCTGGGGGTAATACCTTAACGAACGTTGTTCCTGCTGCTAGCGACAGCGTGGCATATATTTCGTTTTTAAACGTGACTTGGGACCCAGCGAGCTTTACTGCTAGAGGCGCCTTGATCTACAATAGTACAACTGGTGCTGCTGTAGCGGTTTTAGATTTTGGATCGGATAAAACGGCGTCTAATACGTTTACCGTGACTTTCCCAACGGCGACAGCATCTGACGCCATAATCAGGCTTTCATAGGAGCAATTATGCAAAAAGAAATATCTAGCTGTGGCGATAGCGCAATAGCGTCATTACAGGCAAACGTATCCATTCCAGAAGGTATGACGCAAGAAGGTCATTACCACGTAGTTTGTCGTGATAAAGACGGCAACCTTAAATGGGAAGAAGAATTTCCAAATCTGGTTGTAGCCGTAGGCAAGCAACTTATGCTTGATACTTTATTACGCACTTCTGGCACTTACACAACTGTTGGTCCTTTCCTTGGCTTAATTAGTAATAACACCACTTTTGCCGCTGCGGATACCATGACTTCAAAGACATGGACTGAGTTTACTAACTACACAGTTGGTGGTTCAGCGGTACGTGGGACAGCGGTATTTGCCGCATCTTCTTCTGCAGGTACTACTCCAACTAACGTAACTACTTCAACAGCAACGGCTATTACCTACACTATTACTGGTGCTGGCGGTACTGTATATGGTTGCTTCTTGGTTACTGGGTCTGGCGCTTCTAGCACACAAAGTAATACTAGCGGCACTTTGTATTCTGAAGGCAACTTCGCAACTGCTAAAGTTACTACCTCTGGTGATACAGTAAGCGTTACATACAGCACAACTGCAACATCTTAAGGAGTCCTAAATGGCTCTAGTAGTTTTTGACCGAGTTCAGGAAACTACAGCAACTACTGGTACGGGTACTATAACCCTAGGTGGTGCTGTAACTGGATACCAATCGTTTGCCGTTGTTGGTAACGGTAATACCACTTTCTATTGCATAACTAACGGTGGGCAGTGGGAAGTAGGTCTTGGTACGTACTCAACTACGGGGCCAACTTTAGCTCGTACTACGGTTTATTCCAATTCAAACGGTAACACATCGCCAATTACACTGGTTGGCGCTTCAAACGTATTTGTTACATATCCTGCTGGAAGGTCTGTATATGAAGATGCCTCTGGCAACGTGTCCCCACTTGGGACTATTGCTTCTGGTGTTTGGCAAGGCACGACAATTGGCGTTGCTTATGGCGGTACAGGCGTAACGGCTTCGTCAGGGGCTAATTCTGTAGTATTAAGGGATGCCAACCAGAACATAGCAGTTAACAGGGTTAATCAATCAAACACAACTACCACAGCTGCTGGTGGCACTACTGCGCTAACAGTAGCATCAACATATATACATACTCTTGTTGGTACTGGAGGACAGACATACACACTGCCTGATGCTACTACCCTAGCAACTGGGGTTGCGTTTCTGTTTAACAATATTGCTACAGGCATTTTAACAATCCAGGATTATGCTACTGGAGCTATTGGTACAATTCCTGCTGGT